GATGCGTTCCTCGACATGGCCATGCAGATGATTCAGCAGTGGCTCACCATGCAAATTGTGGGGCTGGTCGGCAGCTTCTTTGGTGGTGCTGGCGGCAGCATCGTTGGCGGGCAGAACGTCCCGCTGGCGTCGATGCCTGCCGGCATGGCGTTTGCTTCTGGCGGTTCCACCCCAACCAACACGCCCGTGCTGGTTGGCGAGCGTGGTCCCGAATTGTTTGTCCCAGGCCAGTCTGGGGGCATCACCAACAATCAGAACCTGCGCAGCATGATGAACAGCGACAGGTCCACCAGCCAAGAAGGTGGCAACGGCGTGAGCCTGAACATGAGCTTCCAGACCACGAAGTTCATGGACCGCGAGTGGGTGGATCGTGAGCAGCTCGATGCCGCCATGGCCCGCGCTGCCAAGACTGGAGCGGAGCGCGGCCACCAGCGCACGCTCGACAAGCTCCGCCAATCGCCCTCGACCCGTCGCCGCGTCGGCATCTAACCCATGAGCTTCCCCGCACTGATCCCCTCAACTCGGGCCTTCAGCCCCGGCAGCCTGCCGATCCGCAGCTACCGCACCCTCAGTGGTGCGATCTGGAAGCGGGCATTTAGCGACACCCGCTCTGGGCACAGCTTGACGCTGGAGTTCAGCAACATCCCTGATAGCCAGGCTGATCAGATCGTCGCCCACTACGAAGCAATGGGTGGTCCGTTCTATCGGTTCACGCTGCCGGGCTCAATCTTCGCTGGGATGGATTCGACGATGGCGGCGCGCATCCAATCACCCGCTCGGGTGCAGTGGGCGTATTCCAAGGAGCCGCAGGTGTCGTCGGTTTTCCCCGGCATCAGCACTGTCAGCGTGGACCTTGTTGGTGAGATCAGCGCCGTATGAACATCAAGATCTGCCAGGCGATTCAGCTGAAGATGAAGAACGGCGCGGGGCTGAACGCGCAGAACTACTTTGTGGGGCAGAACTACCGCTTCCTCGGCGTGGACTATGTGTTCGTGCCGTTCGAGGTGTCGGGGTCACTGATGACCCTCGGCGGCGACAACGAGACGCTGACGATCCTGTTCCCAAATATGCAGCTGGCATTGACGCTGCTGGAGGGCGGCGATGGCAACCGCAACAGCGAGCTGACGCTGCGCAACATTTGGTTGAACGCTGCCGACCAGCCCATGTCCGACCCGGTGGCGGAGTTCTATGTGGGTCAGGGCAGCAGCTTCAGCGAGACCACCATCGAGTGCCGCTTCCGTAGTGCGCTGGATTCGGTGGGCGGCAACTTCCCGCGCCGCATCATCACCGCCGAGAACAGCGGGATCCTGCCACTGAATAGCGATGTCACTCTGCAATGATCTGATCGGTCTCACCTACGGCTGGGGGCATCGACCTGGCGATGGCAGCGGCAAGACCGACTGCTTCCAGTTGATGTGCGAGATCCACCAGCGCCTGGGGTTGAAGGACTACGCCGACGACTTTGATTGGGTCTACCGGCAATACGCCAAGGAAGGCGTGCCGGCGATCAGGTTGATCCGTTGGCTGCTGCAACATGCACGCGCAGCTGGTGACTGCCAGCCGGGTGATGTGGCGATGCTGCCTGGCACGATCGCCGCTGCATTTGCCACTGTGTCCGATGTCGGCGGGCTGGTCTACATCAGCAACCGTGGGCGCGTGGTTCAGGCGCAGACGGTGCCACCTAACCTGAAGCTGTACCGACCGCTGCCATGAACAGGAAGCTCCTCCCCTATGAGCGTGGCCTGTGTCAGCAGCTAGGGGTAACAGAAGAGGAGTATTTGCTGTTCCTGTCGGCGCAGCGCGACCTATCGCTGAGCCAAGCGGAACGCCTGGAAACCCTGAGGGGTGATCCGGTCAGCATTGTCATCGCTGTTGTCGGTGTCATCTTCCAGGTGGCGTCAGCGCTGCTGGCACCAAAGCCTGAAGTCAACCAAGACAAGAAATACCAGCGGCAGCTACGGGACAAGACCTACGCCCCCCGCGCCGGCTTTAACGGCACGCAGGAACTGGCGCGCTACGGCGATCCCATCAACCTCGTCTACTGCAACCAGGCGATCAACCCGCTGGGTGCGGTGCGGGTGAACACGGCGCTGCTGTGGTCATCAGTCGAGAGCACCGGCACGGGGCAGTTCATGCAGCTGCTGCTGTTGGTGGGCGCCGCCGGCGTGCGGAAGGTGGAGTACAACAAGACCGCCTTCGGGCAGCTGCCAGCGTCGCAGTTCAGTGCGTCCAACACCTGGATGTACTACACGGAGCAGGCTGGTCCGGTCCGCTACAGCAACAAGGTCTGGGGCGACGACCGCGACCCCAGTGCGGAGAAGGGCGGCGCCATCACCCACATGGTGAGCGGTTTGGTGAGCAACCCGCAGGAGGGTTACAGCCAGGCGTACACACCCACCACCATGAAGGATCTCGGGTTGTATTCCCCAATCCCGATCAATGTGGAGGTGCTGGAGCGCGACGACAAGGGCAAGGTGCGCGAGGCCGAGATCGGCATCGAGATCTTGCAGGGCTTCCAGAGCTACTACAGCGTCGGCAACCGCTTCACATTGAAGTTCCGCCAGGTTGACCGGCAGCAGAACGAAGACGATTGGGCAGTGGCGAAGGAAGCCGCCAAGGATCTACGCCTGCAGCTGGTGAACAACTTGGATCGTGGTGCGATCTATCACCTCGGTAGCGCCAGCTTCAAGCTGCGCTGGATCGACGACGACCACTCACTGAACACCAAGGGCATCACCGCCGAGTTCGAGTGTACGGAGCAGGGCTATGGTCCCACCACCAAATACGACCGCCTGCAGGCTCGTAGCTACAACAAGGCGCAGAAGGAGGAGTACGATCACGCGCTGGATGTGCTGTCGGCGCCCGTCAAAGATAACGTTGTTGAGCTGACGGTTAATGACGTGCTGTCCACCGGCATGGTGGACCCAGAAAAGGCAAGTCGGCACGTCTATTGGATCGGCATGTCCGGTCGGCAGAAGAAAGACCGCAAACAGTCCAGCAGCCTGTTTGAAGATGACATCTATATCAAGAAGTTCGGCGCTGGTGGCGCCACTGAAAGCAACAAGGATTACAGCTTTGTAGGCGTCGAAAAGCTGACTTGGATCAATGATCTCGACAAGAACTCAGAGATCACCTACCCCAAGGGCGGCTCGATCGCTTACACCGAGAAGATCCTTGAGGCGTTCCTGGCTGACAAGCCCAAGATCAGAACGGACTTGTTGCGCAAGGAGTATCAAAGCGATCTGAAGAAACTGCGCAGGCTGCGGGATCAGCTCACTTCTGGAAGGATGCGCAAGTGCATCCGCGCTTACATCATCGCAACGGACCCCGAAGCGCAAAGCCTCCGCGCACAGATCAAAAACCTCAACAACCTCATCGCTGCCGCCAACGGCGAGGAGATGGATGACGTGTGGCGGGCTGAAGCCAGGCAGCAGCCTACAGCCACATCTCTACGCCAGCAGATTGCCATCAAGCGCGAGGAGATCGAGTCTTACGCGGACAATGAACTAGGTGGTCGGGCTGTCAAGAAGGTGAAGCGCCTTGAGAACCAGATTGAGAACCTGCGTGATGACCGCAGGGACTTCATCAATGACTACATCGCACAGAAGCGCAAACAGACAAAAGTACCTAACTGGCAAATCCGCGAGTGGCGTGATCAGAAAGACGATCTACGCACCCGCATTCAAGACATCGTGGCGGAGAAGCTGGATGACACGCGCGACGACTTGCTGACGCTCGTCCGCGAATCCGAAACAGCGTTCACGCTGCCACACGCTTGCTCCAACGAGCGTTTCGCCTGTGGCATCAACTGCCTGCGCGACAAGCTCGAAAACTTGCGTGGTGATTGGACAACGGATCAGGTTGGCACCAGCCTCGTTCGCACCAAGTTGCGCGAGCTGATTGCTGAAAAGCAAAAAGCGCGGCAGTGGGTGCAGTACATCGTCAAGAACTGGCACACGCTGGTGCGTGACCTTGACGACTCGTTCTATGTGAAGTGTCTGGCTAAGCGGGCGCGGGCGGATTACTGCACCGTCACCAGCTGCAACCACGTTCGCTTCAACTTCCGCGTGCGGCTGTTCCGCCGCATCTCCGGTCGCCAGAAGGAGTACGGCGAACACAAAGCACCAGACGGCTACAAGCTCAGCGACAACGGCTTGGAGCGCCGCACCATGTTCTTCCAGATGCTGGTGCGCAAGCTCGGCGCCAGCGCTTGGACCCGCGTTCCTCAGATCTTCGCGGTGGAGCGCGGCAACGACGCCGACCACTACATCAGCTTGCTGTTCAAAGGCAGCCAAGAGAAGCGCGAGTTCCGCTTCGTGCCGATCCTTGACCCTGCAGCCGAGATGAATGAGTTTGGCTTCACCGGCTACGCCTACATCTACAACGGTGGCGTGGTGCAGGCCATCGGCTTTGGTGAGGGCAGCATCGAGTTCTTCGGCCGCTTCGTGGCGATCGACACCAACAGGTTCCCGGACCTGAAGGAACGCGGTCCCATGTATACCAACGAGTGGGACATGTTCTCGGTCAACTCCGACACGCAGGTGCAGGCCAGCTACGACAACGGTCCCGAGGCATCGCTGGTCAATGTGACCGAGCAGACCGCCTGCAGCCTTGACGCGCAGAAGTACAAGGACATGAGCCTGTTGGCGTTCCACACCTACGCCTCACAGGGCGTCGAAGACCTGCGCTCGATCAGCGCCTATGTGCTGGAGGGCAAGAACTCGTGGAAGGTGAACGACAGCAACGGCCAGCCGTATCAGAGCAGTGAAGGCGCCTGCTATGCGCCCGACATCTTTGCCGACACTGTGATGGATGCCACCAACGGCATCAAGAACTTCGCCAATGCCAACGCGGTGGACTGGGAGCGACTGGCCCTGGCTAAGCGCTTCTGCAAGAACAACGGCCTGGGCTGCCAGCTGTTCATGGATGGCGTGATCGCAGACCAGCGCGGCTGGCGTGACTTCTGGGTAGAAGCAGCGCCCTACAGCCTGCTGGAGTTTGCCCGCATGAACGGCAAGGAGACGCTGATCCCGGCGCTACCCACTGATGCCGCCGGTGTCGCCACCCGCCAGCTGACGATCTCGGCGCTGTTCAACGAGGGCAACATCCTCGAAGACTCCTACCGCGAGGAATATCTGGACTACGGGGACACCACTAAGGATCTGGTGGCGACGGTGATCTACAGGGAGATCAAGAGCAACGACGTGTTCCCGCGCAATATGAGCGTGACGCTGTGCCGCAGCGACACCGACACCAACGACGCGATCTGGCAGACCTTCGACCTGTCGGACTGGGTAAGCCAGAAGCGCCAGGCGGAGCTGTACGGCAGGTTCCTGTGCCAGCAGCGGCGCTACATCGGTCGCACGATCGAGTTCAAGACCGTGCCGACCGACAGCCCCGTGCAACCGGGTGCCTACATCTATGTGGACATCGGGCTGAAGCGCTGGGACACGGTGCGCACCGGCATCGTGCGCGAAGGCGGCGTGCTCGATCTACCGCTGGAGGTGGGCGTGGCTGATGGCACCTACACGGTGATGACCTACAGCTCCGGGCACGAACCCGAAACCCACGCTGGTATCACCATCACCAACGGTGTGGCGACTGGGCTGAGCGTGCCGGAGGGCAGCCTGTTTGTGCTGGGCAACTCCAGCGATTCGCGCCGCGTCTTCCGCGTGACGGAAGTGTCACTCGATGATGAGGCGGTGATCACCGTGCGCGGCGTCGAACACCCCTGTTCAATCAACGGCGCCAACGCCACCAGCTTGGTGGCCGATCTGAGCGACGGGCTCTTCAAAGAGATCGGCGTAAACTGCGGGTGAGGGTGCTGTTATGAGCTACTTCAGCGGACGCCACGGCAGCCTTCGTTTCCTCGGCAAGCCAGTCGCCAAGGTACGCGACTGGTCGTTGACCCTGAATCAGGAACTACTGGAGACCACAAAGGTGGATGGCTATGCCCCCACCTATGTGCCTGGGATGAAGGGCGGCACTGGGTCTGCGACGTTGCTGTATTACCGCTTGAACTACAGGGAGCGAACAGAGTTCACGCCATTTGATGCGTTGATCAAGGCATTGGTGACGCCTGGGATGCCAACGCCTAGCGACCGCGTGCGGCTGGAGTTGGGCATGGGTGAGCGCGAGGGCATTGCTGTGGATGCCTACATCACACGAGCGCAGCTGGGTTCTACTGCTGGTGAGCTGTCGATGGTGGGGATTGACTTCACAGTCGATGGCGATCTTGCAGGAGGGCTGAACTGATGTTTCTCACCGGCGACAACGGCTGCGTGCAGCTACGGCGCACGACCGGCGCGGTGCTGGAGACGAGGGTTGTGCCATCGGATGTGAACACGGTGATCTCCCGTTTCGGTTTCGACGGCGTGGACTCAAACGTGCTGCCGGGTGATCGGGTGGAGATCAGCACCGACGACCCGCGTGGGCTGGTGTTTATCGACCCGAGCTGGTGGCCTGATGGGCAGGTGCATCACAGCGCGATGTTCTACGCGCATGTGAACGCAGCGGGTGGCATCAGGATGTACCGCAGCTTTTCGGATGCGATCAACAACGATCGCGGCAAGGCGGCGCCTGTTGCTGTCTTCACCGGCAGCCCTGTGCCGATCCGCGTGGATGTGCGGGATACGGGGCACCACCCGCTCGGGGGCGTGACTCAGTTCACCTTCAACACCGATCGTTCAGCGGTTGATACAACCAGCTTGGGCGACCTATTTGCGGAGCAGTACAGCGCTGGCACGTTGACGGGCAGCGGCACGATCGACTGCTACTTCCAGACCAGCCGCCAGCTGTGCGACAAGACCAGCGGCACTGATGGCGAGCTGAGCAGGTTGCTGCCGCAGATCATCATGCGAACAGAGCTGGGGGCACAGTTCGACGCGATCCTGCAACTGGTGGGTAAGAGCGGCAGCCAGGAAGCGGTGTTTTATGAGATCCGAGCGATTGCGACCCGCACAGGAATCACGGTTACACCAACCGGGTTGATCCAGGTGGCGATGGACTTCGTGACCACCGGCGAGTTTCATCTGCGCATCGGTGAACTTGCTGGCTACATCCTCAAGGAGGATTACGACCGGATCATGCGCGAGCAGGACCTCGACTTCTTGCTGACGGAACCCACCGACTAACCTGAGGGGAGCCCTAGGAACCTGCAACAGTGGCGGACACCAGGATCTCGGCGCTTACTCGACTGCCCGAGGCTGGCGTCTCCCCGACTGACTTGCTGCCGATTGCCGACTTGTCGGCATCAGAGACGAAAGCGATCAGCACCAAAGACCTTTTCGAGGGCGTTGTCATCAACGTGGATGCGGGGTCGATCCCTGTATCCAAGGTTGACTTCAGTGCCGGCATAGCTGCTGATGTCGTCCAAGTCAGTAAGGGTGACGTGGTGCTGGGCCGCGTCACCCTTACTG